TAAAATCTTAGGATACTCTAAAGGTATAACTAAAGAAATGATTACACAAATTATTACTGAAGAATCTAACCTTCGTAAGATTGACCCTTCAGTTGCCATAAGATTATATAAAGCTGAAGGTTTTAATTCTTATCAATCTACTATACCTCGTACAGGAGAAGGTAGTTTAAATGGTATGGAGGCAAGTTTTGGACCATTCCAACTTTTTACTGGTGGGGGTATGGGAAATGACTATGAAACAGATACTAATAGAAAGTTAGTAAATGATAATACCATTGAAGGTATCACTAAACAAATTCAATATGCTTTAGATAAAGCCGTGCAAGGAGGGTGGAAACCTTGGTCAGGTGCAAAGGTAGCAGGAATTGGGGAAAGAGAAGGTTTGGGAAATGCCATAGTAATAGGCAACTGGAAAGAAACAGGAGAAAATTAAAATGAAAGTTTTTGAAAGACCTATCCCTGGTCAGTCATTGACTGCAGAACCAAACAGTCAAGCATTTGAAAGGCCACCAGAAATAGTTGAACCTATTGAGGCGTTAGATGTTCACATGAATAATTTAATGCGTCCTGGTGCTATGGAAGATGTATTATATTTTTTAGAGTTTGGTATTGATTTAGTTACTTTAGTACAAGGAATACTTCGTAGTGCAGTTATGGAGGGAATACACACAATTGATACTAGTCTTATTATTGCACCTGTATTACATGAATATATTAAAGGTTTTGCAGAAGCAACTGATATAGAATATGAAGAGGGATTTGGAAATAAAGAAGAGAAAAAAGTATTAAATTACAAACGTGATGTAGCTCGTGCGAAAAAACTTTTAAGTCAATTAGAAGAAGAAAAAGAAATAGAAATACCAATGACTATAGAAGAACTAAAACTTGAAGAAATATCAGAAAAAAAAGAAATAGAAGAAGAAAAGCAGATAGAAAAAGAAACAGAAGAAACTCCAGTTAAAACTGGATTGATGGCGAGGGTGTAATAATGAGTATTGCAAAAGGTATACTTGACTATGGAGAAGCTGTAAAAGAAGAAAGACTAGCAGGAGAAGAAAGAGAACTTTTACTTCTTCAGTTAGGTTATGAAGCACAGAAAACTAAAAGTAAATATACATCTGGTGGTGAATATACTAAAGCTGCAGAAGGAACTATGAATTTAAAAAATTTAATTTCAAACTCATCAGAAGACTTAGATGAAGAAACAATGGATTTTTTTCAAAATCTTTTTGAAGATCCCCTTGCAGCTTCAAAAGTTTATAATTTTATTGAAAAAAGTGCTACTGGAGATAGTGGTATTATTGTTCCATTATCTGAAGTAAAAAACATGGTTATGATTTATAATTCACCTGTACCTAAAGAAGAAAAAATAGATTTAGTTAGTGACATTACTGGTGTTGATTTTAGAGGATCAAAAGGAAAGAAAAGATTTAATGATCTTTATAAAAAAATAGCTGACATTTCTGATACTCCACAGCGTACAGTTTATGCTACTATTAAACCTGAAGCCCAGGTTAATTTACAAGCACGAGAAAAACGTTTTGATATTCAAAATAACCATATTGATATTATTGTGGCAAGCAAAGCAATGGGAGAAATAAATAAATTAATAGATGCAGGAGATCCAGAGGCAAAAATAAAAGCAGGTAAAATTGATACTGCACTTAAGAATTTAAAAAATAAAGAATCAATTGTAGTCGCACAAGCTAGAGAAGAATTATATGATATGTTTCTTACACAAGAACTGTTTGCAAATGTGATAAAGAGTGACCCAATATTATTTCAAGATTACAAAGATAATCCATCTATTAGAAATAGGACTCCACAAGGAAATCTTTTAGACTCTGAAACTCCTAGTGAAGTTCGTAAGAATAAACAAACTTTTAATACTATGACAGACGAAGATAAAAAAATGGCTTATGATCTCATTGTAAAGAAGGGAGGAATTAATGATTTTACAAGAGATGAGGTTGAAAAAGAATTTAACGATGTGACAATTGAAGACATTGTAAAATATGGAGAAACACTAAAGAAAAAAGAAGAAGCTAAAGCTAAAACAGAAGAATATATTTCTGATGAATCAAAATTTCATCAAAGATTAGCAGGTGAGGCATAATATATTAAATGGAAAATAAAATTGAAGGTAGTATTTTTAGTGATATTACTGAAAAATATTTGCCTGTATCTGAGAAACCTATTGTTAAAATTTTACCAGAGGCAGGTACATATTCTCAGGATGATATGGCACAGGATGATGTTATGTTTAGCATCATAAAAGATTATATGGATGATAGGTATGGAAAAGAAAGATTTAAAGAAGATAGTAGAGAGGAACTTGTTGATAGGTTTTTAAATAATCGTAGGGGTGTTTCTGGTGGTAATTCTTTGCGTAGTTTAAAAGAAATGGATTTTATAAATGATATAAAAAGGAACCCAGAGAAAAAAAGAAGAGCTGCTCTTGCTTATCAATTGTATGAAGACATGGCTGGTCTTTATAGTAAAGAAACTACATTTGCTGAAAAAGCTGAAGGTACAATAGATTATATTAGACAAGGTATTCTTGACCCTGTAAATTTAGCAGGTGGTCTTATTGGAAAGACTGTTGCTAATGGATCTATTCGTGTTGGGATGGAAGTTGCAAAACGTACTGCATTACAAGCTATGAAAAAAGAAGCTACAGAAGAAGCTGCTGAAGCAGTTGGAAAAAAAGTTTTTAAAGATGGTTTAAAAGCTGCTAGAAAAAGTGCTCGTGAAAAAATAAATAATTATGCTCAAGAAACACTTGGTAAAACTGCTCGTCAAAGACTAATGACTAGAAAAGCTCTTGCAGAAATTGGCATTGTTACGGCTGTTGATGCCGTAGCAGCAGTTGGTACAGAGTATCTATATCAAACAGGGTTAGTTAATGTAGATGTTAGAGAGAAGATTAACCCTTTTGCTATAGGTATTGCTGCCGCAGGAAGTATAATTATGGGTGGTGGTCAAGCTGCGTTAATAGCAAGGCGTGGGTTCACTGGTACAACTATACAAACACAACAAATACCTGAACCAGATGCAAAAGGTCTTCTTTCTGAGACAGAAAAACAAATAGAAAAATATTTAAAACAAACAGATACACCTATTGGTAGGGATTGGAAAACAAAAATACAAGGTGGAGCAGAACTTTCTAAAGGAAGTAATGATTTTACTCATGATTTTTTTAAAGTATTATTGTTAGGTCATGCTGAAGAAGATAAAATTATATTTAAAGGTATGACACAAATTGCCCACGAAAGAGGGTTTGTTTGGTCTAAAAGATTTGAAGATGATAATTTTACTAATTGGATGGCAGATCTTATCTCAGATGTTAGTGATAAAGAAGCACAAGATTTTCTTGGCACTATTGAAAAAGTTACTGGTAATAAGATTAGAGTAGTTGGTGATAATGGGGAAGTAATTTCTCGTAATAAAGTTACTGGTAAAGATATAGGAGACATACTATCTTATAAAATGTCTCAAGCTGGTTCTACTCTTAATCTAGCCAGTCAATCAGCAAAAGAATTAGGTTTGTCAATAACTGATTTAGAGTTAAAAGATTTATATGAGTCTGCGATTGATGCAGGATTTGTACAGGGTGAGCTTAAAAAGGGGGCAGGTAAAACAGAAAAAAGGGATACACTTTTATCTAAATCACTTGAGTCTATTGCAGCAAATCAAAATAGGCTAATAAGACTTTTAGTTGCCCACCCATCTACTAGTTATTTAAATGTTGTGGGATGGGGGGCTAACTCTGCGTTAAATTCTGTATCTGATATAACTTTATCTTTGTTACTTGCTGGAAGAGGTACAATGCAAAGACTATCTGGTAAGGCAGCAAAAGGTGCTAAAACAGAAAAGCTTGCTCGTGATCTTATTGCAGCCAACGCTTCAAAAGTTAAATTTCTTTTAGATCCTGATATGTCTTATACTGCTTTTGAATCTGCATTGCAAAGAAATTCTGCAGCATTACAAAAGTTAAATAGCGTTTTACCTGGGGGCGTAGAAGCTACAAACAAACTTTTAACTGGTGGTAATTTTTCACCTGGTCAAAAACTTGTAGGTATGAGAGTTGATGATGGTATTGATATGATACAAAAATTAACTCTTGTTCAAGCACAAGATGCATTTACCAAGTCACAAGAGTTTTTATTTCAAATGGATTTGAAACTTAGAAATGTTTATGGAAAAGGTTGGAATGAGTTTTATGATACAGATGGTGTTGCAAAACTAATGGCTACAAAAGAATATAGACAGATTGAAGCAGAAGCTGTTGAAAATACATTAGAAAATATTTTTTCAAAATCTTATGCAGGTAAAGACACTCTTGGACAAGTAGCTAAAGTTATAGAAGATCTTAGAAATGTGCCAGGTCTTGGAATGGTAGTACCTTTTGGTAGATTTTTTAATAACACTATAGCTTTTATATTAAAGAATACTCCTGGTGTTAATATGGGACTGAGAGGTTTTGGATACTTTAAAAGTATGAAAAGAGATGAAGCATTCGCTAGATCTTTTGTTACAACTGGTCTTCTTATAGCTATGTCTAAAAAAGAAGAAGAAAATATAAAAGAAGGTTTACCTATGTATTCAACTCGTGATCCATTTAGCGGAGAAGTTGTAACACAAAAATATGATTTTCCTATTTCTTATTATAAAGGTCTTGCAAGAGTTCTTGCACATTATTTTTTAGAAGAAACTGGGAAAAGAGAAGTTGGTGAATCAATTAGAGCACTTAAACAACTTAGAAACGATTTTTCTATTAGAAGTCTTGTTAGAAACCTTGATGCGGTTGAAAGAGACATATTAGAATTTGGGAAATATATAATAGATCCTGAACGACGAGATATTCGTGAGGCTTTTCACATAGCTGGAAATACTCTTCTTACACAATACGCTAATCCTATAACCAGACCACTTGAACCATTGAATGTTGTAGTGGGTCTTGGTAGGGGAGAGAATGCTGCACCTATTGACAGATACCAAAACAACAAATTATTAAATAATGCACTTAGATATGTAGATAATATCTATCCTCTTTTCTTTGGGGGAATGTCAGAGGAAGCTAGACAAACTGTGGCAGGTGGTAGAGCAGATATTCAATCTTCAAAAATACTAGGTTCTAGAAATATTAGACTTACAGATACTCAAAGGATTTTAGCTAGGATGGCGTTGCCAGAATTTAACATCAATGCAGCAAGAAAAGTTAGGGATCTAGCACCAGCAGCCGCCAATTCTTATAATGGTATACTCCATGATATTGTAGAACATGAATCTACTAAACTTTTAAAATCTAAGTGGTTTGAAAAGCTAACACCAGAAGAAAAAATAAGACATTGGACTAATGATGTATTACCTAGATCTAAATCTTTAGCTAAAACTTTTTTAAGAATGAAATATCAAGGTCCAGAAGAAGTTAATAGTTTATTATTTGATATAACAAATAGTTATAAAAAGGGGGATGTACAAGCAGCAATAAAAAAATTAGATTTAAATGACCTAGAAAAATTAAACAAAGAAGAATTATTTATATTAGAATTATATTTAAAAAATAAAAAATCTTTTCTAGATTTAAAAATATTTAAAAAACAATTAAAAAACTAATCTTCTTCTAACATTTTATCTGCCCATTCAAAAGCTTCATATCTTATATCACTAACTCTAGCTCGCCCTTGACTAGACGCAAGTAACCCTGCAAGAGCTTGTCCTGCAAGGTATAAACGTGCTGTCAAGGGTTTATCTTTTTGTAGTCTAGGTTTTCTTTTTCTTTTGTATCTTTCTGCTTCTCTTTCAAGACTTAGGATTTCTTTGTTCATATAATTTAACCCTTTCAAGGTTTAAGAAATAGGCTTTATTAAAGCCCATCTCCCATTCTCTATTTTCTTTAGTATCTTCTACAAAAGGATTACCAAGTCTACCAGTTTTAAAAGCTTGTCTGCCTCTCTCGTATGGTTTTATTTGTGTATTTCTTGCATAGTTTCTAACATTCTTTCTAGATACCATTTTGCTTTCCTTATATCTTCTACAGGGTTATTCTTATAAGTATGTCGATGGAGGTACTTTATTACATTACCATTACAATAACCTTTAAACTCTTCTGCTGATAAGACTTGTTTTATATATTCTATACACTGCATACCATTACCAAGTGTATAATGTGGTGGCTTCTCAACAGGATCATATTTCTCCTCTGTTACTGCAGGATACACTCTGAATAACTCACCCACTTCTATTTGATATTGTCCATTCTCTTGAGTAGCACTAATTCTAGCTGGTGCTATTTCTTTACCTGTTTTATCAAGCTTAGGTCTACATGCTGCACTAATAGTGGGCTTGCTTTTCCCTGTGAGTTTGGCTGCTTTACCTAGAGATACATAATTAAAAGCTTTATGTTCATCTATTTTAATGATATCTCCATTCATTGTTAATGTACTCATGCACTTTCTCCTTTGATCACAAGCACACAGGATGAACCTCTAACACCTGACTGCTCGTGTGGTTTAGTCTTTTCTAAAGTTATATGTTGTATCTTTCTAAAATCTTCACACATTTCTTCTGTTGTAAAGATTTGATTAGGGGCAAACACATTATTTGTACTGCCCATCCACATTATAAATACTGCTACCCACATTAGAATGTACTCAACATAAATAACACTAATGTAACTGGTAGTGCTGCTGCTATTATAAATGGTAGATATTCTTTTATCATAATTTTCTCCTTTATGTTATATCGACTACTTCACATATATCACCTGTACATGCCAGTGCCTGACTACTCTTTGTATTGTCTTCCTTTTCATATACTGAAAGCTTGCTCCAGTCAATAGACTTTGGCATTAAATTTAATAAACTTTCATATTCATCTTTATCTATCTCTTGATATGGTGCTTGTTGATAAGTATGTTCATTGTAAGGTAAGAAACTTACACCAGACATTTCATCAAAATGCTCATAAACAAAAGAACCAACTTCAAACCATTCATCTTTTCTTACATTGACTGTGATACTAGGCTTATGCTCACACCAATGTCTTTGATACATCAGCCAAGTTTCTAATTGTTCAATAGCAGACAAATCAGAAGTAACTATTGCCCCTTGTGGTGACTGTACTGGGAAACTAAATACAGTAGTGACTTCTGGTTTTCTAACTTCTGGCTCACTAGGTATACCTTGATCCTTCATAAAAGTAGTGAGAGGATCTTTATTATCTCCCCTAACTGTCCTGATATAATAAGGTGAATGCCTTGCATGAATACCACTAGCAGAATCTACAAGTTGAGATACAGTACCACTAGGTTTTATACAGGTAATAGCGGTTGACTTGGGAATACCCAAGCGATCAGACCACAGATCATTAACACTAACAGCAATCTTACGTAAATGTACAAGAGTTTTCTCCAATCCTTTATTTCTTCTAGATAATATATGATTATCCATTATCCCTGTGAGTGACACACCAAGCAAACGCTCTTCTTCTGTATTACGCTGCCACACCTTTCGCAGATATGGGAACTTTGTATAGGATGCCTGGATCGTCCCAAGAATAGTTGCAATACGTATTTTATTTTCAAGTTCTTCAATAGCATCTGTAGACCTAACCACAACCTCTGTAAGATTGCAGAACTGATATGGTCTAAGTATGATTTCACTACATGGATTAACTCCAAACTCCCAATCAGGATCTCTTCTACCATACTTTTCAGCTTGTTTCTTAGCTGCAACACGATTGAATATACCACGTTCTCCACTCCCACTTTCTACTAATGCCATCCACTCACGCATAAAAGATATAGCATCTGGTTTTTCTGTATATGCTACTGAGTTATTTGATAAAGCACGTTGAGGATCATGCTCCCACCATGCACCTGACTTGGCATGACGCATACGATCATCAGATAAGTTACTGAGAGATATCATAGCAGACCTGCGTACACCACCCATAACTATTACTTCACCTATCTTACACATTATATCATGGCATTCCAAAGAAGATAGCTTGCGTCCCTGTGCATCTTTGAATCTTTTTATTGTGAAATTAAATAAATCAATCAAAGGTGCAGGGCCACTAGCTCTACCACCAAAAATCTTTAGTCTAGCACCTGCTGGTCTAACTCTGGTTACATCCCACTTAGGTATCTCACCACTATATAAAAGTGCTATCATCTGTCTGAAAGATTTAGCCCAACCTTCCTTACTATCTTTAACAACTACAGTTGTCTCACTATCATATAGATCAGGAATTTCTGGAAGCTTAGAAACAAATTGTCTCTCAACACTAAAGCCAACACCAGTCCCACACAAAAGAATAAACATAGCTTCATCAAAACTTTTAGGATCATCTACAGGCAAGTAACTACAATTATATCCTGCAGTATTATCTCTATCTAATGCTGGCCCTGCTGTCATTAAAGCTCTCATTGATGGCATCACTTCTAAATCAAAGATAGCGTCACGTATTTTATCTACATAACTATCCTTACCTATCTTAGGTCTTACAACATTGTCCATATATCTTTCTACAGTTTCAGACCATGATTCTCTACGTTTTTCTTTGTCGAGCCATCTTGCATAACGTGATGTATGAATAAAAGCTTGATAGTCTGTGGGTAAATAATTGTTAGACAACTCTAGATCCTTTCTATTTTTTAATTTGTTAAATTATCTATGTTTTGTTTTAAATCTTTTAACTTTACTTTTTGTACTGCATCAACACACTTTGTTATATGTTTTAATATATTTAAAGAAGTTTGACCCACACTTAAAGTCTTGATTTCTTCTTGCATTTCTTCAGAAAATAAATCTAAGTCATACTCTTTATCTTCTATCACTATCTTGTTCATTTATTAACACCTCGCATTTGTTTATAACTATATCATCTATATCATATAAAGCATCTTCCATCAAACCTTTTATAACATGACAGTTACTTCCAGATATCTCTAAAAAGTTTGCATCCTTATCAACTAAAATATTTATAGTAACTTCATACTCCATGATGAAACCCCAAGTTATACTTTTTTTTACCCAATAGTCAAGCTACATTATGTAGCCTTCATACATATCACGTATTTCTAATGGTTCTATATTGCCTTTAAAATATTTTTGTATCTTATAAGCTTGATCAAGACTCTCAAACCAAAGGTTTGTGTCTTCCATTTCGCCATTTGTTTCTACTCTCCCAACCAAAAAGAAGTTCATATTTTCTGGCACTTCTTCCAGATCTGGTAGATCTTCTGTTGATATTGGTCCTGTTAATATATCCCAAACTTTATCAGTCATTATTTCCATCCTTTTAATAATTCCATATAGTGATCTAATCCAATCATTACTATCCAAGGTTTCCTATCTGATCTAAAAAAAACTACAGGTTCATTTGTAGAATGTTTAGATGCTTGCTCCATAAAACCATAGACAGTTTTTAATTCTCCTTTTCTTCTCTTTACTTCAATAGAAAGAGGTATCTTTTTTCTAGCTGCTGGTGATAGCTGTATGTCTGCACCACTATCACCCATGATAGTAGACTTAATATCATCAGGTTCAAACTCAGGGAAAGTCTCAAGCAACTTGTCTCTTATCTCTTGTTGCCCAAGTCTCCCCTTTTGTTTAGCTTGCCTGGACATGTTTAATCTCAGGGACTTTTGGTTCTTTCTCAACATGAACAAGATACTCAGGCCCATAAGAATACTGAAAAACTCTGATATCAGGCCAGCAAGTCTTCTTAAAATCACAGAAGACGCAAGCTTTAGCAAGCTTTGTATTAGGACTTCCTTTAGATTGAGGCACTGGTTTAACTCTTTCTATTGGAATATCACCAGCTACCATATGTTTAATATCTTCTATTTCTTTTTTCTTACCACTTAATTCATTAGAAAAATTATATACATCTAAACAGACATCACCATTAACTTTATCAACAGCAAGAAATGCACCACGCTCTTTATCAGTAACTAGGGGATCATCTTTTGCTCCATAAACGTAAGAAGATAACTGTGATACATAACCAAAAGGATCTTCATCACGTAAAGCTCCTTCATTAAACTTCTTAAATGCATAAGAGCTACAAGACTTTACATCAATAGTTACACCATCAATAACTGCATCCCTGTGACCACGTATACCATGCACATTCAATCTATCTTGTGACCCAGTAATAGTATGACCTGATGCAGATACCATAGCAAGTATTAGTTCCTCTATCATATCCCCATAAAAAAACTTTAATAATAAATTAGCTTTTAATGGTGCTGCTAATTTAGGTTTGTTTATTTTATACCAAAGTTTTCTCTGACATGGAGTACCCAAAGCAGATAATGATAAATAACCTCTAGGCTCTTGAGGTTTGCTAAACCTTCTTAAAGCAGAGTCAGCAATGTTTTTACCTAAAGTATCACTAATAACTTTAGTCCACCCACCTTTTCCATAGATGACTTCTTCTAAATCTTCAACAAGCGTTTCAATTTTTTTCATATCTACTCCTAATTAGGGGGTGAATATACCCACAATACCCACCCCCAAGTTTGCACCTTAGAATAGGATGGCCTCTTCTACAGGTGCAGCATCAGGTTTCTTTGTAGTAGGGGGAGGGCTACCACTGTCCTGATCTTGTGTGTACTCAACATGGTTTATTACTTTAATAGATTCAAGTCTCGTACCTGTATTACCATACTTAGGTAAATCATAGATAGCTACAGTTGTTTCTACTGTTGAGCCATTGCCAATGATACCATCAGTCTCAAAATCCCAAGCACTACCATCAGCTTTCTTGACAACAGGAGCACCACTACTCCAATCATATCCAGTGTCAAACTTTCTATCAAACTTGACCCTCATTCCACGCCCTTCAGGATCAAGCTTTGGTGTTTTAGATGACCTTGCAGCTTGAAGCTTTGTAATATTATCTTCATCAAGGATCATATCAATAGTGCAAGCACCATTGTATTTCTCGTAGCTACCCTCTGCTTGAAGGGTAGGTTTCCAACCAGTTAGGTCACGGTTTTGCTCAAAGACCTTTGCCCACTCAGCAATACCAGTTAATTTTACTATTCTTGTACCCATTTAATATCTCCTATCTTAATGTACATTTGCATATGTTTGACCATACTGTATATCAATACCTAGGTCAACATTTAATTTAAGTTGTTCGTTAAGTTTTTTTATTGCCCAATTTAAAATTGATGTATGTTCATCTTCTTCACCCTTTTTTATTACGTTAATACTTTCATCGTGAAACTGTCCAACAATATTAGATCTCTTAGATCTATATAGTGCAACCCATCTATCAAAACAATAAGATCCTGTGCTTTGATTGATAGTAGAAAAAATGTCTTTCTCTTTTCTTAGACTGTGCCAGAACTTACTAACAGGATTTTGTATCCACATTTCGTTATTAAGAATACGTTTACCTGTTATGTTATCTTTAACAAACTCTTTAACTGACCAGTTGCGTTCCCAATATGCATCCAATAATTTCTCTGCTTCATACTCAGACATACCAGTATCACGAGATAACTTAGATACTCCTATACCATAAGTAGCAGAATAATTTACTGCTTTAAAACGCTTACGTATATCTTTTAACTCTGGCATATCACCTCTGTTATACTTATCTATCTCCTCTTGTCTAGCATAACCTGCATGTTTTGCCAAGTCTAAGTGAGGATCAAATCCTAACTGTGACATTTCTGCAACATAACCAGGATCATAAGGCTGCATGTAGTGACGTTTTGTTGTGTCCTCTAGTGAGGTCATGTCTGCACCACAAAGAAGATATCCATCAGGTGCTGTCAAACAGCCACGTATTTCCATCCCCCAAGGTTTATCTACGCTGGGAAGATTTACTAGGGGCTTCTGATGTTTAAACCTCAGTGTATTAGTTAGACCAGCTACTTCTGCTTTAACGTAACCATCTTTCTCACAATCCAAGAACCCTTTTAAGATACCTAGTCTGTGTTGTAATACAGTTAAACCATCAAGAACCTGTACCTGTGTGTTATCTTTCATTAAATTTTTAACAGACCTTGTTAGTTTTCCATGTACCCTTACTTGTGGTATCTCTCTATCATCTACATATTTAAATGTACAAGGCTTCCAACCTAAAGAAAAAAGCCAGCATTTAACTTGATCAGATGACATGGGATTAGCAGCTTCAACACCTTTAACCACTGAGACTTCCCCTTCATAATCTAAAGGTAAATCATTTTCCTCTAATAGACTATTCCACTTCTCTGCTTGTGCTGAAAGTGTACCATCTTTCTTATGAAAGACTTTGGGTTTAGTTTTAATTGCCATGATTTTTCGCATTGGCATAACATCCACCAGTTCTTTTGTTTTCTCATCTTGTAAATCCGTAAGCTGTTGCACAAGGTTTTGTGATTTCTGGACATCTAATTTCCACCCTTGTTGTTCCGCTTCTCTAGCACAGTCCATCTTAAATTGTAAGTAACGAAAGAAACGATTAAGTTCTGATTTATTATTTTGATATATAATCATATAACGTTTAAGTAAGTTATCCCAAAGTTTGTAATTGATCCTAACATCTTCCTGGCAACGATGTGCATAGGCAGGTAATGTTAAGTTTTCCCAATCACTAATCTCAGGTTTAGGTATACCAAAATCCTCTCCAAAAGATTCTAATCCATGCCTTGATCTACTGTAGTTAAGAACCCATGACATAGGTAGAGTGTCAAATAGCTGTGCTTTGATTTTAATATTAAGTATCTTCTCTAGTAGAGGTACATCATAACGAATAATGTTGTGTCCTATTAAACCTTTGGCCCCCAATAAAAACTCACGCATCTTATCATAGTCATATAATGTATGTATTTTATTATTACCAAGCTCACAATAACTAAGACAGTGAATCTTTGTAGCATTATCAAGTAGACCATTTGCTTCAATATCAAACACTACCATAAGGTATATCCTCTGTAATTATTGTTGTGATAGGATCATAATAAACAGAACCTGCATTACCTAACTTAGCGAAAGGTCTGTTCTTATCAACAATAAAATTAGTTGTGTTCTGCAATATTTCATCCTCTGATTCTACATCCCTATCTATCTTTATACATATTATTGCTTCTTCTTCAAGAGAGGCAGCGTATTTTGTTCTACCATCATCATTAACCTGTGATATAAATATCACACCTATATTAAGTTCCTTGGATAACTGTGCCATCCTAGCACCTAAAGTTGTTAAAGTGCTAGTAGCACCATCCACACCAGAGTTTGAAAGGTATGCAAGACGCTGGACATGATCTACAAATATATAGTCTGCGCCAAAAACAGTGGCAGCAGTTCGTGTGTGATCTAAAAGCTTCAGTGGATCATCATGCTCACGCATTTCAAAAACTATAGTACGATTATTATCTGAATCAGTTGCTATTTCAGCCGCCTTAACCACATCATCTGTACTAACATTATTGGCAGATGCATCATCATCTGTACGTACATTACGTCCAAGGTGATAGGTAGCCATTGCTCTCCATGTGGTAGACTTTACTTCTTCCATGTGGAGTAAAGCTATACGTGTATTGGGAGTACGCAACAAACCCATTTCAAAATATCTTATAACCTCAGTTTTACCTACACCTCTTGGAGCTTTGAGAAATGTAAGACCACCTTTAACTAGTCCTCTGATCTTCTGATCTAAACCAGAGTGACCTGTTGGAGTATACGCATAGGGGTCTTCGTTGCGTATTGCATGATCTATATCTGTACCTGAGATAAAGAAGTTATCAGGTGAATACTTCTGTGGTTTCATTGCAGCCCACATAAGTTGTTTACTATCACCAGAGGTTAAGAAGTCATTAGCGTCCTTGTGTTTTGACATAGGAACATAATAAAACTTCTTTGGTAACACAGAATAAATCTTGTCTGCTGCTGCTTTACCTGCTTTGTCAAGTTCCCCTGCATAGATTACAGATTCAAAAGAATTAAAATAATCTAGGTTCTTCTGTAGAAATTTAGTTCCTATAGATGCACTAGGTAAGGATTTTACTGGGAACTTTTCTCCTAGTATCTGATACAAACTTGCAGAATCAAACTCTCCCTCTGTGAGATACAGACGCTTGCTTGTACCTGCATTAAACTCAGGGCCAAACAATTCTGTCATCCCTTTACCTGTATCTTTTACCCAAGTTTTAGATTTATCTGTATAAGATCTATACTTTGTAGTGTGTGGGTATTTATAAGCATACCTTATAGGTTTACCATCCTCTCCTGTTTGTAATTGAATACCATAAAGTTGACAGATATCAGGTTTAATACCTCTGATATCTTCATAAGTTCCAGACTTAACTGGTATATCCATTATATTTCTCCTTTCTTTTACAGGATATTGATCCTTTACCCAATCAAATACAGGCTCAGAGCTAGGATAGGATTTGCTACAACTGTGACAAAAACCATACCCTTCGTCATTCCAATTAAACGCATCACTTGACCCACAATCCTCAAAGGGACAAGCTAAATGTGGGTTATCTCCTTCAGCCATCTATCCTCTCCACTTAACTATAATCCAAATTACTAAAGCAAGAGCAGTCATAAACAATAAAAATTCATAAGAGTTCATCAATACTTCCCATCAAAAGAATCAGGTTTATTTATTTCTTTTCTCTCTGCTGCACGATTACGTTCATCTTCATCAAAAGGTCTGATAGTATTCTTATAAGCTCTATTTTTAAATAACCCCAACTTCTGAGCTATCTGATCTATCTTTATCTCTAGTCTCTTGTTTGATTCTATACTCTCTAGCAAAATCTTGAGAGTTTCTTTGCTTATCTCGCTATTACCTTTCACAATTCTATAAATATCTTCTATATCTTTCATAGTTTGGTATCTCCTTTCTGATGCTTTTAACATAGCTTTAGCTAATACAGTATATGGATTCATTGTCATTCTTCTACATCCCCCTTATAGTCAGGGTGTTTTTTCATGCAACTAATTGAACAGAACTGTATATACCCTTCTACCTCATCACCACAAATTATGTCAATAGCTTTGTATAAGTTAGGTTGTATCTGCTTAAAGAATATGGTTCTTTTATCACAAATACAACCCAAAGTCATTATATTAAACTATCTAATATATTTATAACATCTTTATTAGATATCTTAAACCATTCACCTAACCTAGTACTATTGGTAGATGCTATGTTGTGTGCTTCTCTTTCAGTCTTTGCCCTGTCTTTGCTGGGAATAGAGTGTATCAAAATATAATCACGACTAGGTGATCCAGTTTGATATGCATTCAACCTATCCTCTGCATCAACAGCCATACCTATCTTAACCCACTCCGGCCATGCAGGATTGCTGATTGCATACACGTACCCTTCCTTCACTTTTATATCTCTCTGTAATGAAAGAAATGCAGCATCATTAAAGTTATTATAACGCCCAGCTTTGTGTAATGGGTGGCTCATAGGTATATACTTACCATTTACATACATTTGTCTTGCCACTCTTTTTGCAACTGCTTCTGGATTATCTTTGTAATAATATTCTTTACCTGTTTTTGGGTTAATTCCTGTAGGATATTGATGTGTCATATTTTATTTCCAATTCATTGTTTTTATGTTTTTGTTTACGTTTAGGCTTCTTCTTATTAGGTATCACCCTGGGTTTATATTTAGGGTGCATAAGATCTTTTGCCATAGGGTTCTTAATATATTTTTTCATTGTCTTATTCTTCTATCCAAAGCAGACTTGGCAGTACTTAATCTAAATTTATTATAAGGATCAAGACTTGATACGTGCTTGTGTCCTGTTACTGATTGAATAGCCAAGTGATCCACTTCAGATGCAATCATCTGGACAATGACAGTCTTTCTTAGATCACCTACCTGTAGCTCATCAGGAAGCCCTACAGCGTCCTTAACTTGTTTTAGTAGGTGGGTCATCTGAGAAACGTTTAAGGCTCTGTACGCCCCATCTGAGGCTCTGTGAGTAGGGGCTACATATTGCTGAAATCCCCAATCTATCTCTTGCTGTACAAGCATAGCCCCTAAGTTTTTTGGTATAGGTAGTTCTACTGTAGCTCCTCTCTTAGTTTGTGTTATTGTTGCAACTTTCTTATCTAAATCTAAACAATCCCAAGTTAGATTTCTTATATCAACTGGACGCTGCGCCCATTCATAGCACATCATTACAATTAGTCCTATGTTCCTCCATTCAAATTTTGTAAAAGCCATATCCAGAAAAGATATTACTTGATCGTGTGACCAGGTAACAGACCTTGGGGTGCTTGTTCTTTTCTTTACTCTCGCCATAGGATTATTTGGTATATACTCTTGAGAAACAAGATGGTTCATCAAAACAGAAAAAATCCTAGAGCAATGGTTCGCATTAGATGTTGATGATTCCTCTTCCCATTGATCGTAAAGTTGAGTACAAAGAACAGCATTGATATTCTTAACACTGATATTACCCAATGTCCTACCATTCAAAGAATCTTTACAGAAAGATCTTAGTTTATTATCGTACCCTTTCTGAGTAGAACACGACAAAGAAGCAAACTGTTTGCTGTTAAGATATCTTTCTGTTGCTGTCCTAAACTTCATTTCTTCCATCCTATCTTAAAGTATACTTTAAGTATGTATTATTTCATAAACAATAAAAACTAAAAGTATTACTTAAAGTATACTGTTGTAGATTTTATAGTCAACTTTATATTCCATCGAAAGAATCTTGTATTCTATACTGTTGCTCTTTTAACACTCTATTATCTTGTTCTAACAAAGCTAATACTTCCTCAATAAATTCAAGTAATCCCTGTTGTTCATCACAGTTATTCTGTAATAACAACCAGTTATACTGATCTGTTAATAGAAGTAAATTCAATTTCTTATATATATCTTGAATATCATTGGGCCACCTTTGGTTCACCCATTCTTCGTGATTCTTGTCATCCATTTTAATTATCCTTTAACTAATGTTTTCTGCTTTTAACTGACCATCTTCACAGTAAAATTCCCAAAGGCCATGTCGTTTTCCGTCTTTGAAATCACCTTTGCGTTCTAACTGGCCATTTTCAAAATAGTATTCCCAAAGACCTTCTTTTTCTCCGTCTTTGTAATTTCCTTTGAATTTTAACTGGCCATTTTCATGGTAGTGTTCCCAAAGACCGTCTTTTTCTCCGTATCTGTAATTTTCTTTTCTGGATAACTGGCCGTTTCTGTAATATTGTTTATCCATCATATGAACCTCGCTATAATATCTGCCTTATCTGATACATCATAATCAGCCACAATATAACCACCACGAAGATTTGTGCTATGATTATCAATACCAAAACTTCTGTCGCTTTCTGTTATTCTTTTGACGCAATGGTACAAGCTTTCACCATGCACCTTCACATTTCTTACTGTGCCTCTTTCAGTTTGATAACTACCCACCAATATATAATTGCTCATAGTATATATCCTTTGTTTTTTAATTCTTCTAGTAATCTAACTCTATCACCATCTACAAAATGTAAGCTCACTTTTTTGCCACAATGATCACAGGTTGGCGGGTCCACTGGGAGCCACGCCTGTTCCTTAACATCCCACTTGCATAGCAAGCTGATGTTTTCACTGCGACACTCACTACATATCGCTTGTTTCATATTCTGTCCACTCAAAGCAACCCTTACTAACTTCCCAATTGAAGCTGTCAAG